TGAACTGGGAGAATACCGTAGCCTTCTATAATGGCAGCTACCTCAATATCATCTCTCAGGACCGCAGCGGTACCTCCAACTCCCTCTCACTCGACCATGTTTTTATCGACGAGGCGAAATTCATCGACTGGGAGCAGCTTAACAATGAGACGCTCCCGGCAAACCGTGGAAACAAGCAGTTGTTCGGTGACTGCTGTCTCCACCATGGTCTGACAATTACTTCAGATACATCGGCGACCAAAAAAGGTTCCTGGTTCATGAGCTGGGAGAAGAAGCAAGACAAAGAGCTGGTGGCAACCATGGAGACAGTCCTGGTGCATCTGCACAGCATCCGCAACAAGCTGGCTGCTCACCCTGAACGATATGACTACTACATGAAGGAAGTGCAGAAGTATGAGAAGATTCTTGATTCTCTCCGCTCCTATGCACTTGTCTATTCTCGATGCTCCAGCATCCAGAACCTGGCTGTCTTGGGCGAGGACTTCATCAGACAGATGAAGCGAGACCTGCCAAAGATGACCTTCCTCACGAGCATCATGTGCCAGCATGTCGGCATCGCACAGGATGGTTTCTACTCCGGACTTGACGAGGATCGCAACTTCTATACGGCGCCGAACACCAGGTTCCTCAATGACCTGCAGTATAAGTTCGACCCTAAGCACGACAAGCCGGACTGCCGCATGGATGGCGACCTGGAGGACGGTTTACCGCTGATCATCGGTTCCGATGCCAACAACAACATCAACTGTCTCGTAGTCGGGCAGGTGGGTTCCGATACCAAGCTGCGCATCGTCAACTCATTCTATGTAAAGTATGACAGAAAGTTGCCTGAGCTCGCTCAGGACTTCTGCGACTACTATAAGTATCTCAAGAACAAACGAGCCATCTTCTACTACGATGCAACCTTCGTGGGAAACTCCTATGCAACCCACAACGATAAGTTCTACCAGATTATCACCAAGGTGCTACGTAGGAATGGCTGGCTCGTTACAGAGGTCTACATCGGCAAGCCGATGAAGCATCTTGAGAAGCAGTTGCTCATCGACCGCATGTTCAAGGGACATGCGCGCCACATGGTTCTCATCAATAAGGACAATAACGAGGACCTGATCATCTCCATCGAGAGTGCCGGCTGTTACAACAACGGCAAGGATAAGCGAGGAGAGAAGCTCGTGGAGACAGACGAGGACAGGCTGGAGAACCGTACCGACTTCTCCGATGCCTTCGATACCGTCTGTATAGGCGTGGATAAGTTCCCTCAGACCGTCCTCTATACGGGAGGCATGAGCAACTATTACCCTCGATAGAATATTTCGTTCTTTTTTTTATTTATTGCTTTAAGTTTTTTTTATGCTATGATTCCTTGGCTGCTTGCTCGTGAGAGTAGGCAGCCTTTTTTTCTTTCTGTGTGTGTGAGAAAGCGGTATCTCCGATGGTGAGTTTGATGCTGTTCCGTACTTTTTTTATTGCATTCTCCGCCGCCCGTCATGTGTTCCCATCCGAAATTTCCTATGCAAAGGTAGCTTCTGGCGATTCAAACCTGTGCATGAACCTGGGTTAACAAAAGCCAAAGGTTCTTCACGCTTCACTAAACCTTTACCTTTTGTTAACACAGAACCCCACACCTGTTTGCCTCTGCCAGCGCATTTTGAATGCATAGGAAAAATCGAAAGGGCACACCGGGCTTTGAACGGAATGCAATTAAAAAAAATACTCCACAGCAGGAGTGGAAAAAATCTCTGGACTCCCAAACATTACCAGAATACAATTTCAAACTTTATAAAATTTTTCGATATGAGACAGAATTATTTCTTTGAGTACGTTCCTAATGCTTACATCAACCTTTGCGTTGACAAGGCACAGCAGATGGCAAACAACCGCTTCGTCTACGACTTCAAGGCAGGCGAAAAGAAGGCGGCACACCTCTGCGCTGAGTGGCTAGTTCGCTATCTTACAAAGCAGTATAGCAGTATCTTAGAGGACTTCGTTGTAGTTTTTGCTCCTTGCAGCACACAATGGAAATATAACAAGCGATTCGGCTATCTCGCAGCCATCCTCAATGCAGCAGGCATCGCAACCGCAAATGAGCACGTGCACATCTTTGGAGAGCGCAAGCCAACCCACAACGGAGGCAGCCATTTCGTCAACGAAGACATTTATCATGTTTCGTTAGATGGCGAGTACTTCAATGGCAAGCAGGTCATTCTTTTCGACGACCTTCTGACTAGTGGCAAGACCATCGAGGACTTCAGAAGCAAGTTAGAGGCGGCAGGTGCTTATGTGGAGAGAGAAATCTTTTTGGCTCGCACCATTCACCACGACCCAATAAGCAACAGAGGCGTGTTGCAGGAGATGGCAGAAGGCTTTTATGAGGCAGTGGCACACTCAAAGAGATGTTTTCCACAGGGTGTTAATATCAATAAGAAATCAAACAACAACTATAATAAAGTAGCGTAACATGAAGAAGTACAATGATATACTAGCAGACGAGCGCCCAGAGTTCAAGGCAGCTAATTACGGATTCGATGCACTCAGTAACACCGAATTGTTATCCATGGTAATCAACAGAGGGGCAGGAACCTCCGAAAGCCTAAGCCAGGCTAGGCAACTGATGAACATGGCAGACAATAACCTCAGTAACCTTGCAAAGTTATCCATGGACGAAATGCAGGTAGTGCAGGGAATAGGCGACTGCAAGGCGTTGGCAGTACTCGCAGCTTTGGAACTAGGCAAGCGCAGGGCAGTGGAGAAGTTGGGCAGCAAGCCCGACATGGGCAGCAGTCTAGCCATATACAACTACATGCTTCCGCAGATGGCAGACCTCAAGGTAGAGCAGGCACACGTCATATTGATGAACCAAAATTTCAGACTCATCAAGAGCGTGAAACTGAGCGAGGGAGGGATAACAGAGACTTCAGTTGATATTCGTATCCTCATGAGGGAGGCAGTCTTGAGCGGTGCAACCATCATGGCATTTGTGCACAATCACCCATCGGGCAACACGCAGCCAAGCAAGGCGGACGATGTGCTGACCCAGCAGATAGCCAAGGCTTGTCAAGTCATGCGCATCTTCTTTATGGACCATGTGATAGTAACAGATGGAGCATTCTACAGCTATCACGACAAGGGCAGACTATAGGAACCATGGGCAACGTGATAGGAACACGTTGTCCTTTCTCTTGCTTGCAAACTTGCTGATGACCGCGGATGATGGGAGGGGGATAGAGATAGCGAGGGCGATGGCAATTCGGCACGGCAGTCGGGGAACTAGGCAATTGCCACATGAAAAAACCCTTACATATACCGCTCCAGTCAGCCGTGGCAATTGCCTCCGAGCGTAGGGCGGTGGGGAGTATCCTTACGGCAAGGCACGCCCTTTTTTGCTCCAACTTTTCAAAAATCCATGATTTTCAGCAAGTTGGCAAAAATGACCGTGGAAAATTTGTGCAAAATGCCCAAATTTTGCAATCAATTGCCATTGATTGCCCGCTCGAAAACGGCTACTTATGCCAATTTCCATGAAATTGCCACAAGAAACGAGCCGTTTTCGAGCGAACCCCTACATTGCATTTCGGGGTAAAAGAGGTAATAACATTGTTTGACATCATTCAAGAATGATGAGAAAAAGAGGTAAAAACCGTGTTTGATGGGGATGAAATGTTAAAAATGAGTTAATTATAAAAGAAAGTTTATGTTTTATTTGGTTATTAAAAGAATTTTATGTATCTTTGCATCGTGAATAGATAACTAGATGTTTAACAATTTAAAATTCAACAGATGAATGAAGAAGAGCTAGAAAAGCAGATTAGAATTAAGAAGAAACTGCTAAGTGATTACATCAGGCTGAGAAAGGCTTACAACATTGATGATGAAACCTATTGGAAGTTTACAGACAGCGTTTTAGACCAGCTTTCAGTTCTGATTAAGAAAAGAAAAAAGAAGTAAAAACTTACCCCTCCTTCGGGAGGGGATTTAAAAAATAAAAGATATGAATAATAATACTGATTTACTTAAGGAATACGCTTCTCTTGCAGGCAAGGAAGACGAAAAGAGCGAAGCTCGCAAAACAGAAATTTTAAACTACATCAAATTAAATGCTGATGATAGTGATAGAGAGGAAGCAAAGGCTTTCATCAACCAAAAGATGGAGCAGCTTCAGAGTGAAGTCCTGACTTTGCGTGAGCAGCTTGCAGAGGAAGATTACAAGTTGCTGCCACTTCGTTACATCGCACAGAATTACTTCGGCAAAAGCGCAGCATGGCTCTCTCAGCGTCTCAATGGCTCAGAGGTTCGCGGTCATGTTTACACGCTCAATTCCGAGCAGAAAGATATTTTCAATCGTGCCGTCCAGGAGATTGGACAACGCATTAGCTCTTTGCAGTTAGCATAGGGTTATCTGTTCACACAACCGTCCCCGACGCGATTCCGTGTCGGGGACATTTAAAGGATGATTTACAGGCAGCCGTTTTCTGACATAGGCTGTGTTTTCATATAATTATGTAGGAATTTTAGTAAAGATCTCTGAGCCCTCCGTGCGTGACGCATCGGGGGCTTTTTCGTAGCCAAATGTTAAATAATACACAAATGTTGAAAATAATCACGAAAATATTTGGTTATTCAACAAAAGTTTAGTACCTTTGCATCGTGTTAATAAAGATAGTATATGGCAAGACGAAAATCTAAGGAACTCAAGGAAAATGAAGACGATTTGCTTTTCTACCTAGAGTATTGGCAAGAGTTCCCCGATACCTTCAAGAGGGTAGCAGAAAAAGAAATCGCAGAGTTGGAAAACAAAATTAAAAACAAAAAGAAATGAGAAAGCCCCTTCGGGGGCACTCATTCCTTTAAACTTAAAAAATATAAGATTATGGAATATACAGAGATGATTGATAAGGTGAAGGCTTTGGCTGCACAAAACAGAGCTGCCAAGACCGCAGAGGATAAGGCGGAGGTTCGCCGTCAGATGGATGCACTCAAGGAGTCAGACCCTAAGGCTTTTGCCGTGGCAGTGGGCTACATGGCTAAGACCACAGAGCAGAAGGTCAAGGAACTGACCATGGCAGAGAAGTTTGGTGAGATTACGAATATGGTTTCCATGGCTTACATCGCAAAGGCTTACTTTGGCAAATCTCGCTCTTGGCTGGCACATAAGATGAACGGAAACATAGTCAACGGAAAGGCATCGCAGTTCACTCCTGATGAGCTTGTTACTCTCAGAGGTGCCTTGCAGGATATGGCTCAGAAATTTGGCTCGCTTAGCCTTGCTATTTAGGCTATCTTTATTTAACACATCGTCCCCGACACAGAGCCGTGCCGGGGACTTCTTATTATTCACATATATTTGATATTGATAAATGATATTATTACAAGATAGTGAGACCTGCAGGCAGGCTCGCCTGATTCTCCGTGAGCTCATCAAGGGCGACAAATCACGTGCACAGCTCTGGGGCTCGCTGGTTGACAACCAGCTTGATGATGTTGACTTGAGGTTCCTCCTTCCACCATTGGCCAACGAGGGCTACATCGAGGAGTCTGAGGGCATGTGGCATATACTAGACAAGGGTGTGAAGTATATGCAGACTTACGACAGAATGATGCTGGAGAGCATTGAAGGATACCCATACCGTCAGAAGAAATCTAAAGAGGATGAGAACCTGATATTGCAAAAGCAAAGCTTTAAATGGGCTAAGATTAGTGTTATCGTCTCTATTTTAATTGCTTTAATAGGGTGGATAGCAGAACACTTAAATGGGGCGATTGCAGCAATATCAACACTATTCCATGAATAATAGAGATAGCAATGAGAATATTTACCGTCATTTGGAGAAGTGTTACGCGCTTCTCCAAGTTCATATACTCTTTTCTTTCCATACCTTAATATATATTATTTACTAAAACCGTTGCAAATATACGGAATTTTATTGAATATCTGTGGAATTTTATTGAATATCCGTGGAAAAACAGAGAAAAACGGAGAATTTCGTGGAATTTTGTGGAATTTTCACGGAAAATACGTGGAAAATCATTCCTTTTCATTCCTTTTCATTCCTTCTCCTCCTCAAATCATCCCGATTTTATGCTCTAAAACATATTCCCTGCAGATTCTTCTAAAATTTCTCGCTTTTTTTTTGGCGGTTCCAATTATTCTTCGTACTTTTGCCAACGCTTACAAGAAGATTGTAATCAATCCGGCTGGGTGACCGTTATCGCCTATGGCTTCTAGCCGCAGGCTTTTTTTATGCCTAGGAAAATCTATTTTTTCTAACTGGGAAAATAGATATGCCCAATACATGGCGGCTGCATGAACCGTAAGAATTGAAATATCCATCCGGATGAGTCATCTTCTTATAAGCAACGGGGAATGCAGCCGCCACCCTTTTATACAATCGGCTGTTAATGCTTATAAGAAGATGCAATATGCAGAATTCAATTTTATTAAGTGATGCGCAGGTGAGACCTGCAGGCATCAGCGTAGAGGAGGGCATCAATGCCCTCAAGTGTGAAATCAAGAAGCTCGCCAAGACCAAGAGCGAGACCTTCAGCTATATCTGCGGGGAGACCGTGACCTATGGAGAAGTTGTGCTCACCATGGTTGGTTTCGCAGCTGTGATGGCGATGGTCATGATTGGTGGTTTCATTTTCGGAGGGGAGGTAGCATGATGGAGAACAAGATGACTACAGAGCTGTTTCATGCTCAGCTGGAGGAGAACATCGTGAGAGCTGCTGACGAGCGCAAGCGCCATCAGGCAGAGCTGCAGGCTATAAGCCGGAACTACGAGGAGACGTTGGGTAATATTGAACGCATGGAGGATGAAGCAGGGGAAAACTACCGCCGTGCCCGTAATGCTTTCGAGGATGCCAAGAAAGAATATCAGGAAGCACTCCGTGAATGCAGAATGCATCGCAACGAGGCAGGATTTCGCAGAGACAAGGCGAAGGTCGAGGAGACTAATCTTTGGACTCTCAACAACAATACCATCCAGAGCGACCGCCACAAAATCTTTGAGAGATACCGAGAAGCGGGGGGGGTACTTACGGGAGCAGAAGCAGAACTCCTGCACCCAGGCTGGACCAAAGACAAGAAAGGAGGAGTGAGCGATGAAAAAGAATAAGAAGAAAGTCAAGATAGACGTTATCTTGCTATATTTCAGACGCCGTCGCATCCGCGATGCGCTTATGAAACGCTGGTGGGAGCTTGAAACCAAGCGCAAGGAACTGTACAAACTGGTGGAGTATGCCAAGATTCAGTCAAGATACTGTGTTAATCTGGACTGCCACCGCATTGTCGGCAGATACCTCAGAGAACTGGAGCGAGAGGAGATCCGTGTTACCAGACTTCAGAGCAAATACGACCTTTGGGCTTCCCGTCTGAGCTACTGGGTTGATCTCTATGAGACCGCATTAAACCGACAGCACTCAGATGACGGTATTTAAGTTTAACCCTTTAAAAAATGAATATTATGCCAGAAAATAATGATTGGTTCGATAGTGAGCAGTTTGAGCGAGATCTGCTCAACGCTTACTTCCACTTTCGCAATAACCTTCCGATGAAGGATGCAGACACCGGTCTTGACTACAAGAAGAGTTTCAAGACCACCGCAGACATCGCCACGGAACTTGACGACATGGGCGGTGTAGGTACAGACACCATCAACCGCTACATGCTGGAGCATGACTACCAGGTAGCCACGCAGCCAGACGGTACCGTGGCATGGGCTATATGGGAGAGAGTTGTCAGGCCAGACAAATTGGTTTAAGTTAAAAACTCATATATTTTATTATACTACCATGTGTTATGAATAATTTTTCGTACCTTTGCAGCACGAAAAATTTTACAAAGTTTTGAAAAGCTTTGATACGGCTGACCGCTCGTGAGGGTAGTCAGCCGTATTTTTATTTTTATCCTCTCCATATTATCTTTGCATCAAAAAAGATAATATATGACCATCACATCACTTCCGTCGGGCAGTTTCTTCCTTGAGAACATCCCCGACATCGATATTCTTACGGCCAAGACCCGCCTGCTCGTCACCATCAATATAGGTGATGATATCATCTACGATGAATATCTCTATCCTGCCGATGGAGAGATCAGAGTGAGCGACCTTGCCGACATTTTCCGTCCGTATGCACGCCGGAGGCTGGCAGTCACAGCCACCATCACCATCGCCGAGCAACAGGTTCCGGACTCCGGAGACACCGACTCGGCAACAGTCACCGATACGCAGACAGCCAACCTGCAGGTCTACTATTCTACCGTAGACATCGTGGGCGTGGACTGCTCTACATTCCTCACCACCCACTTTCTCACCCTGCTGGAGGGACACAAGACCACCTACATGGGGCGACTTGAATATCTCCACTACATGGGCAAGGACACGGCAACAGTCACCGCACACTTTTCCGACAAAACCACAAAATTGTTTACCGCACCAGCCACCGGCGGCAATGACATCTACACCACCATCGACGTTTCTCCGTCAAGATTCGAGGCAGAGGGCACCGACCTTCTCTACTACGTGGTAGAGGCAGGCTCACGCTCCATGACCTTCATCATAGACAGCGAGGAGCGTGATGT